ACCTAAGATTGCTTCCGTCCCCGCAACCCACCTCAAGGATTTTCATTTTTGCCCTGTTCTTTCTTCCGATGAGATTGGGAAGATGCTTTGAAATCCGCTGTTTTATCTTTTGCCCCGGAAAATCCTTCTTTTCGCTGTATCCATCGTATGAGAGTTCACTACGAGGAAACAACTGAACCAGGCCGCATTTCAGGCATTTTAGAACCTGCCTATCGGCCCCAAACCGGATTTTGGTCTTATCGGCCGCGGCCTCAGCGGACTTGTTCCCGCAATAGTAGCAGTTAAACACCACGTTTATACTTCATAATGGTTGTGTAAAGCGCCTCGGCCTTTTTAATGGCCAGGGTCTCATCCCGGTAATTGGTCTTAAACTGCATCAGTTTCGGTTGTATAGTTTCCGCAACCGGGCAGCTCCCCGACAGAAAACTCAATGCCGGTTCCTGATACGGAATACTCCATGCTGAATATATTCCATCCCCGCCATTTTTCATGTACGCTTTCCTGAAGTCCTTCCATGATACGCCCATCCTTTCCTGTCCCTCATATACCGCCCCGAGGGTGTAATATGAATTTGGTTCCCCCTTTTGTGGAATCAGGTAGTCGCAAAACGCCATTGCGTCCTTAAAATACCAGGCAGACCTTTTCCTCATTCCCACAAGCTCATCGGCCCGCTCAAGCTGAGCTAAAGCAATCGCCGCGTTAAACTCCGGCATCCGGTAGTTATAACCGATCATGTCATGTCTTTTGTACTCCGGGCGCTGAAACACGTCATCGTTTGATCTTACCCTGCCCTCGTCAGCCAAAAGGTTTTTGTACCCGTGCCCGGCGATCTTTCTCGACTTTTCAGCCATGCCCTTGTCATTTGTCACCAGCATCCCGCCCTCGCCACAGGATATGTGCTTGGTCGTCTCAAAGCTGTAGCTTGCAAAATGACTCTTAAGTTTGTATCCCGGGTTAAACGCCTGAGCGTTGTCTTCGATTACAATTAAATTGTGCCGAGCGGCTATATCCATGATAGGATAGATATCAATATTAAGACCGTACAAACCTACCGCTATGATCGCTTTGGTTTTCCATGTTATCTTTCGCTCGATATCAGCAGGATCAATATTAAAGGTAACCGGATTCACATCTGCAAATACCGGGATCGCTCCCGCGTGAATCGTTGCCGCAGCGTCCATGATAACTGTTAAGGCGGGTGATATAACCTCGTCCCCAGGTCCAATCCCGGCAGCTTTTAAAGCCGTGTGAATCGGAGCCGTACCTGAGTTCATGGCAATCGCGTACCTAACCCCGAACTTCTCAGCAAACTTCTGTTCAAGCGTATGGTTCCAACTTCCCCCCGTAGCCGACCAGCTCTCTGAGTTTAGCACTCGTTCCAGATATTTTAGCTCGTTCCCCAGGTACTTTGATGGGTTCATGTCTGCCTAAACCCCCTGAAAGATGTGTCATTTGAAAAATACAGCCCTTCCAAACTCGCCGCCTGCCTTTGAAACTCGTTCATGTGGTAATTTTTTAAAAGCTCCACATTTGCTTCAAACAAATGAAGATTAAACTCATAATCCGATAGGTCCGTAAAATTAACCGATAGAAGGTCGGAGTTGACATGCTTGTTCTCGTAAAAGTCCGCTACGTCTTTTAGCTTTCCGTCCTTAATCGCTTTGTAATAAAGAGGGCTTCCGGGGTATGGGGTAACGGGCCGAATGGTTCTCAGTTGAGATTGGTCATCGTACTTTAAGAGAAAATCCACACCTTTCTGAAGCGTCCCTGGCGTTTCACCTATATTCCCCCAGATTATATTAAATCCGGGTGAAATATCTTCAGCCAAAGTGTTTTTAATCCCTTCCGTAATTTGTCTGACTGTTAGATTCTTGTTCATGTTTTTAAGAGCGAGATCGTCCATGCTCTCAATTCCATACCCGATATACACGCACCCCGCCGCTTTCATTGCGCTCAGGACTTCTTTTGTGGCATAATTCAGCCTTCCAAAACAGCTCCACCTGATTTTTAGCGGCTCAATTGAATTGCAAAGACTCATGGTTCTTTCGGGCGACATCATAAATAAGTCGTCCTGAAAGGCGATATACGAGATTTGATAATCGGCCTTGAGCTTTTCTATCTCTTCTACAACGCTTTCGGGAGACCGGAGCCGAACCTCGGGTTGCATCCGGTAGCAGAAATTACACTTGAACGGGCATCCACGTGAGGTGATAACCGGCATACACCTTTCGTTGTTTCGGATATGTGGTTCCCGAATAAGAGAGTAATAATCAATCGGAAAAAGCTCCCATGCGGGAAAGGGGATTTTGTCAATGTCCGATTCTTTTTCAAACTCGCCGCAGATAATCTCATCGGCCCCCATCTTTTTCTTGAAATACTCAGGTTCGGGTGACGGGCCGTGACCGCCTATGACGTAATATGGCCTGTCTTTTGAGGCGTTTATCGCTTTGGAAATGGCCAGTGCTTCTTTAAACTGCCAGTAGCCGGCCACAAATCCTAGCCCGACAACATCGAAATGATTCTTGTTCAGGTAATTCGTCAGATGTTCAGGAGGATAATGGTACACATCCTTATTATATATGGTAACATCGTGTCCCCTTGCTTTATAATCCGCGGCAACATACGCCGTACCCAGTGGAAACCAATGGATATAACTGTCATTATCATAAATTATTAATAATACTCTCATTTCAACACCATCCTTGTCATCAGTTTTTGATTAGCAAGATACTTTTCCTGAAGGTACTGGTTAATCTTTATCACTTCAGGATTCTCGTCCAGATACGCAATCACGTCTCTCAGGGTAAAACTCGTGTCCTTAAAGTTGCTATATATATTGTCAAAGAACCTCAAATCATCAGGATAATCCAGGGTCATCCTAATCTCCGGCCTTTGTAATACCGGAGGCACGTTTTCCAACCTTTCAACCTTGAACAGCCCCGTCTTAAAGTACGGAACCATCATTTCCGTGTCGTCTGTCGCCTTGATTTCACACACTTTCTTTAGGGCTGCGGCGCTTATGCCGTAGGTAAACGCCCCGCAAGGCACGTCCGGCGCTTCAATGAAGTCAGCTCCCGTCCTGTCGTACTGGGAAAACGCAAGGTCGATCAGTTCAGGGTCGCACAAAAGGTCGTCGCCGTCGGCGGTAACAAAAAAATCAACCCCGAACTTTCTGACGGCCCCATGCCAACGCAACAGCTTATCGCGTTCACTACCGCGATGAAACTCGATCTTGTGTTCCCGCGCAATATCGCAAAGAACATCGTCCGCAACAAGCCATGTGGTACATAGAACTATTCTCTCAGCTCGCTTGGACCTTTTCGACCGGTCAATTACTAACTCAATTGCTCTCTTATCGCCTATCCATTTCAGGCATTTTGCCGGGAATCGCTTTGATCCCGTCCGTACCGTAATAAATATTGCTTTCATTTCCCCCCGCTTATCGGATAGAGGGGGGCCGAAGCCCCCCGGTTAAAGGTTAACTAACTCCATCATCTGCCAAAAGCCCCGGTGCCTCCATCGCCGCCTCGATCTCGCCCATACGAATCTGCAACCGCCGAACAGCATCAAGCATAGTCTGTGCCGCCGTGATGCCTATGATGCCAAAAGCTCCAGCGCCGGAAACAAGCGTTGCTATCGCATTGTCTGTCCCTGTTGCATAGATGCTGGCAATAATCGTGAGCGCAGCCGTGGTAAGCGCCGCCTGTTGTGCTGTCGCCGTTGTTCCCCAAAAGCCAATCAGGGAAGTCGTACTCTTGCCAAAACACGCCCCGGTGTCCCTGTCTTCGTCAAGGTAATCATAAAGATAGGTGTCGTCGTCTTTGGCCGTTCCACCCGCAATTACCCCAAGCTCGGCAAGCCTGTCGTTGATCTCTGCCATTCGCGATTCAAGCGCCACCACAACCTGTAGGAATGTTTGGCCGTTTTCGTGAGCATCAAACCCATAAGACCCATTGGTCTGCACAAGCATTAACCCAATATTCCCACTGGCTGCTGCAATCTGTGACGCCGTTACCGTAACAACAATAATCGGCATCTCCGTTGTGGTTACGGGTGCGGTAAAAGCAATCGGCTGGTCCACCGGAGCAGTACCCCAAAAGCCAATCAGTTCAGACGTATCCTGCCCAAGAATGTCCCCATCATCATTACTCTTGCCGATATACTGAACATCAGATTCTGTCGGTACTGCTGTACCACCGGCGATAAGGCCACAATTTACAAGAGCCGTTTCAACCTCGGCTTGACGAATCTGAAGGTTCTGAATCGCCTTCAAGAACGCTTGGGATTCTTTCGTGTTTGAAAATCCAAACATTGACGATCCAACTGACATATGGATAGTCGTTGAAAGGGACGCGGTAGCAGAAACAACCGTCAAGGCGGTAGCGGCAGCAGATAACGCAGCGGCCTGTGCAACAGGCGTTACACCCCAAAACCCTACTAGGGAAGTTGTTTCCTGCCCTAGGATGGTTCCGTCGTCACACCCTTTGTCAATATAGTCTACCATCTTCTACCTCCCTTTAGGTTGCGATTCTTGCCGCCCATTCCGGTCGGGTGCATCTCTGCCCGAATAGAACATCAATACGACAGGGGAACTTATCGTTCACGATATCGTAGTTTCTCACCAGCCTCATCGAGATGCCGTCGTAAACCTCCCTTGCCGCAAAATCCACGCCCTTGGGCATTTCAAGATCAGCGGTTACCATCGTAAAAGCGTCCTTATGATAAGCCAGAGAGTTGACGTTGGTGGTGCTGATAACGCCGGTGCTTTTGATCGTGGAAGAACAAATCACCACGGACGCGATTGACCCGCCCACAACCACGCAGTTTTGTTTCGCACCACTCCGATATGGCGTAGGTGAAACCGGCCAATCGGTAGCGGCGGTCGTAACATTGGTGTCAGCCGTTACGCTCCATTGCTGCAGCCAGGCACAGGTGGTTTTGGTTTCGGGATTACACGCAAACACCGAGGTAATTACAAACACGTCCCCGGCTTTCAGGGTCGTCGCGGTCGATCCATCCGTAACCGTGATATAGGGTGTTCCGTTCTCGATGCTCGTCCCGGTTGAGGTCGTATAGCAGATCGGAGTGGCATCGGTTCGGGTCCCGGTGGTGTGATGGGGCACCATTTCCGTCTCATAGAACTTGAATCCGAAAATAGTGCCGATTTCACCCTGAGAGTATTGCCGGGAAATTTCCGCAGACGGATTATAATACGGCCCGCTTGAGGTAATAATCTGGTTGGCCTCAAGAGCGCCCATCATCAAAATCCGATCCGAGGTCGGAGCAAGACCCTGCTGAAGCTCGGCCCTTGCTTTTAAAAGATCGGCGATGTTGGGGAGTGTCCCCGCCGTGGTCTGAACGTACTTGTAAACATACGGGTAACAGGCCGCAATTACGTCTTTATCCACTTCGGCTGCCAGACGGGTCATAGCCGGCTTAAGAATCCTATCGGCAAAATCGTCCAGGGAAAGCGTTAGTTCAACCGAACTAAAGTTGATATCAACGCCCTTTTGAGTAGCAATGGTCAGGGTTTGCGATGTTTCCGTTACGTCCTGGGTGTCCATGACGGCCCCGGTTCGCACCGTAAACTGGTTCGGCTCACGGATCAGCAAAGTCCCTCCGTTCTTTGCTCCTGATCTCGCAAACCGATCATCGTATTCCTTGTTAATCGTTTTACAAAATACCAGGTTATTGTGAAGTATCGACAGGGCTTTCCTTGTTATATCGCCTGACGATAAGGTTAAAATCGTGTTAGACATTATATTTACCCTCCAAGTTTCTTTTTAAGTTTTTCGATTGTTCGTTGTTTATCCCACTCCATCCATTCCTCAATGCTCATTTTGGACGGATCTTTCTCCCCGCTTGCCCCGCTCATTCCAACGGGCTTTATCGGCGGGGGGGCCTGCGTAACCTTCTTTGTCTGTTTAGTTACAAGCAGCTGAGTTTCGAGCTTGCCGATTTCAAGAGCTTGACGAAGCGGCGGAAGATTTCGTATCTTTTCAGCCAAATCCCAGTTTTCAGGCTTACCAAGGTGATAAGCGACCTCAGGGCCATGCTCACTGTTAAGAATCGTTTCGCGCATAGCCGGCGTGAAAACGGGTGATTCAACAACCTCATCAAAGTCTTCATGCTCAAGCCGTAATTTTTTAGCTCGTTCATTGAACTCTTTGAGGGATGACTCATATTCTTTCTCCCGTCTTTCGTTGGCAGACTTGATTTCCCTTACATTGTCCCGCCACTCAAACAGAGCGTCCTCATACTGCTCGGTTGTTTCAAACTGATCCAAGGTCGGGCGTTTCGGAAGCGCGGGTTCCTCTTTTGGTTCGGGCTTCGGCTCCTTTTTCTCAAGAGCCACCTTTCTCCAATATTCGGCCTCGCGTTCCTTTTCCCGGCGAATCCGTGTAAGCTCGTTTATGCGTTCCTGCGCCGTTTGCTTCTTCTTCGGCGGCGGCTCAGCGGATTCTTCCTCTTTGGTTTCTACTTCAGCAGGAGTTTCCTCCTGAACGATTTCGGTTGTTTCTTCAGTTGTTTCTTCGGTTGTTTCAGCGACCTCTTCGGTCGATTCTACTGTTTCTTCCTCTGGCATATTGCCTCCTGCGCCTTGCGGCGATTAATGGTTGCGCTTTTCAGCGACACTTAATTTTATACTTTCTGTCCTTTTTATATGGACAATCTTTCCCGACTCCTTCTTGATGACTATTTCACCATAAGATAGCGATTCTATTATAAATAAAAGCTGTTTTGCCTCGCCTTCGTTCATTGCTGTTGCGCCTGCGCTTGCTGCATCTGGGCAACCGCCTTATTAAGCTCAGCGGAAATCTCCTGCGCCCCCGGACTGTCCGAATATTTGAAAATAAGCGGAGCAATCACCGGGGCCAGATCAGGAGCGTACTGCATGGCCTGAACCATTGTTTCGGTCATTTCCTGCCTCATGGAGCTATAGGACGCCCCCACGGAAGCGATCATGTCGTACTTTCCCACCGTTAGATCGTTTTCTTTTATCGGGGTTACGCCGTCAGCCCCCAGGGTCGATTTGTTTACTTCGACAAGGCTATGCTGGCCGTCTTCGCCTAAAATCTGAAGCGCCCTCTGGGTATCGTAAATCTTGGGAATCAGGTCGATAATCTGTCTCCCGCCGCAAATCATGGATCTTGTGCGGTTATTTATAAAAAGATATGTTCCCTTATCGCTCTGCTGCACCCTTGCCATGATAGCAACCCGGCTTCTCTCGTTTGACGCTTCCCCCTTTGAGGACTCGTACTGACCCAGATGATCCTCGATATCGTATGCCGTTGATTGCATCATGTTCATAATGGCTGTCGGAACCTGCGCCTGATTCTCTCTTGCCGGCTTCTGAAGCCCGGCAATAGCCTTATATCGAATATACATGCGGTTATGGATATTGGCTTCGTCCCACTCTTTTTCAAACCCCTTAATCTGCCTGTGATCGACAATAAACGGCATTTTAGGAGCTAAGGCTACGGTTTCGGTAGCTGCGGTCGCCCAGTAGTTATACATCTGCTGCGGGCCTTTTGCGCCCCTTGCAAGCGAAATATAGTACCGCTTTCCTTCTACCACTACTTCATCCCCGAACATTGGAATAATCGGAATGGATTTTCCGGGCCACACGGATTCTTCCAGTATTTCCACGCCGTTTGTCTTAATCCATTTCACAACATCGGTTTCGGCGGTTCTTTCGCGGACAATTTCTTGACCCATGTGTTTTAAAGCGTCGATTGTAATCTTTCCGCCGATGGGAATTACCTTGCCGTCGGCAAGCAAAACGAGTTTGTTTCTTACCGTATCCTTGTAAAAATACTCGGCAACCCTCAGGCTGTCCTTGCTCATCCAATCCCCGAAAAGAGTGGCCGTGGTGGAGCTGTCAAAATCGTGCTTTTCGGCTTTCGGGTATCTTTTCTTAAACACGTCCATTTTCATTCGTTCTTCGGCAAAACAGTATCGGGCGTCTTCAAGATTGAATTCCTGCGCGTTGGGATCAAAATGAATAGATAAAGGGTTGATAACCCTCTTTAATCTTACGTCCTGCTCAAACGAGTTCTCGTCCGTGTATTGGGTGATAATCCTCCAAAACCCGACAGAAGACGAGATTGAGTGGTTATAAGCCGTGTCGTAAACGATGTCGGCAGATGATAAGTACTCGATTTCCCTTAGTATCCCGCTATATAACTGCGCCATCTCAGGATCGGCTGCGCTGTCTGCCGGTATCACTTTAAGGGAAGGCCGGTTCATCATGCCGTCGCCGCGAATTCGCCTTAGAATCTTTTGTAGTTTGTTGGACGTGATAATTGGTCTCTTGTCTGTTTCACGGTCTTTTCTCACTGTCTCCGGCCACTGGCCCTCGTCCACATCGTACACGAACTTAATATCGTCCGACGCGTTTTTATAAATCTCATCCCAACCGGCAACGGCTTCCTTATAGTTTTCTTTCACATCTTTAATAAAATCGGCTTCTTTCATGCGCCCATCCAGCTCCCCGCCCCTGCTGCTTCCCTGAACCTCGGCAGGGGGCTTATCATGTGGTCTTCAAACTTAGACTCGGTTAGGGTATACCGATACCAGTTTTCCATGAAATGATCGTTTTCCTTGATCGGCTTTCCGTCATCGTCGAACACCCACCGCTTAACCTCGAAAATATGCCGTTCGCAATCGCTGAATATATAGCAAGTAGGCATGCAGTTCGGCCCTTTTAGCCAGGTTTGGATGTTTTTTATCCCGCTTTCCTTGTCTTTCGTGGCAACATGGAGCGTTATTCCGCGATTGCTAAGTTTTTCGTCCAAAATCGAGAAAGTATCTCGAATATTGGTCCCCAGAGCGTTTCTCATGTACGCCGTATCACCCTTTGAAAGCGGATCAATATAGGCGTCCTTGATATCCCATCCAAAACGCTTGATTTTTCTGATAATATCGTCCCCGATTTCCTCGGCGGACAGGTTATCCCATGTTTCGGCTATGCAATAATTGATTTCCTGCCGGTTTACTGTCCAGTAGCTGATCGCCTGCGGGGTCGATAGGTGAAAATCGATCATAACCGTTACCGGCCAGTCCGTTGGCACATCAAAAGGCTCAACCACATGCACATTATCGTCAAATTCCTTTAAAACCCGCCCAACAAGGCTCTTAAACTGCCCGAATACCCGCGGCGGTACGTCAGACGGGTCGATATCCTTGATAAACTTAAGAATTTTCAGCTTCGTAAGCTCATCAAGTTTATCCACCGCAACCGTCTCTTCAAGATATTTCTCCGCCCGCCGACCCCTGTCACTCACCGGAATCTGCTTTTCAGCGTTATCGTACAGCAAAAGATCAAAATATACGGACTTCTGTATCTCGGTTAGACCCATCTCCCCTAAAACATCAAGATCGCTACGATAAAGATCGGGGTTGTCCGTAATTTTCAGCCCGTCAACAATCCCAATGTCCCGCCTGCCACTTAAAACTATCTCGTCCAAAATCCAGGCTTCCTTTAGCGGCGTCAGACTCAAAAGCGTTTTCCCGCAATCCAGTAAAAGCCCCCGGCTCATGGCCGAATACTTGCTCTTTGGAGGCGGCTCGTCCATGATAGCACCCTGAGCACGAAAACTCTCAAATAAATCGTCTTCCTG